ACTAATTTCAATAGTATATACATGTCTAATTAATTGTGTTCTTCTTAAAGAACCCTCAGAAATAAAGTATCCCAAAAATTCAAGAAAATCATCCATAAGAATTGTAAGTTCGGGATATATTGCTCTACCAATAGTAGGACAGGAAGGTAAATTAAAATATTGTTTTTCTAAACCTATCCAATCTACTGCCATTTGAAAATGATATTGATTTTTCTCTAAATCTTTTGCCATAATTTTTTTATATTTTTTTTCATATTTTTCTCTAGTCCACATTTTATGTTCTGGAGTTACCATAATATCAATAAATTTATTATTAAAATAAATTAATTCTTCGTTTTTTATATCATAAACAAATTTTTGAACTGGCAAATGATATTCAAGTTGATTATTCTTTGGATTTAAGGTAGCTATTTTTTCATTAGGTAAAACTTCCCAATATTTCTTCCACCCATTTTCTGTTAGAGTTTCAGTTAAAGAATCCATACAGGCTCTAGTCGTTGTAGAACCTTCACCAAACCAATGTTCTGGATATCCTGAACCGCCTAATATCTGTTGTTTAAATAATCTTGCTTCATCAGAAGCGTCAGCAGATTCTAACTTTGGGGTTTCTGCTTTCCAAGTGATTTTTTCATTATGCGCCCTGATAGAGCCAGGACGAGGCGTGGCTAAGGTTTTGACAAACTCTTCCAATTCTCCTTTATTCATTCCTTCACATTGAATATCCCAGATAAAATTGTTTAGAAGAAATGCTCTCTCTAACCGGGCAAAAAGAAATGAATCATAGCCGTCTAACCAATCGGCTAATCTTAATAGCGCACTTCTACCCCGCGTTGCAGAACTTACTTTATTAATTGTAAAATAGAAACAATCCCCTACTAATCTTCCATAAGTTTTGGACTTTAATGCTTTATCAACATTGATAATATTTATTTCTCTTTCTACCGAGCCGCTGGGCTTTCTCCAAATTAATTTTTGATTTATTTTAGGATTATTAGGAGCTTTTTTAATTTTTAGTATTGTTTTAGGGTCTATATATCCTAACTTTACAGCGCCGTTAGCAGAATTGACCCAAACTGGCAAACAGAGCTCCCCGAAAAGAAATAACTCTACAACATTGACATTCATTTCTTCATCTAAATTATTATCCGGGTCTTCCCAAAAGTTATCCAATACTTCTTTGACATCAGGGTCTTGTGCTGTATAACTGAAACCATCGCCGATAACAAAATCTTCAATAATTTCAATAATCCTTCCAGCCATAGGGTTGCTGTCATATAAATAAAATGCGATATCCTGCATCCTGCGCTGTGTAAGCAGATTAAGATCTCTATCCTGATTAGTAGTCAAGGAACGCCACAATGAGTCTTCACCTGAACCGCCTATCATCGGATATGCTTCAGCTAATCTACGCTGAATTTCAACAGATCGTTTCTGTCTCTCATTGAAATTTAGAATTACTTCGGATGGTTCTTTTGTTATTTTAGTCTTTTTCATCTTAACTCTCCTTTTTTAGCTAACCAATTATTCCTCTTCGTTCTGTTCTGTATCTATTTATAACTGAAGCTACAGAAGCGCCTCTGGTCATTACCGGCTCAACTGTCCTGATTATCTTGCCATTATTATCTTTTATTTCTTGCCCCGGGTCTATCCCTACAACTATGCCGGCGGCTTTAGTTTTAGGAAATAAATAGTTTATGCCATATTCAATAGCGTTAACCGCGTGGGTATATTTATTGTCTATATGGTCTTGCCCTGTTTTATTAAGCGTAACATTTTTCATACACTTTGCCAATTCCAAGCAAGTCGGCTCGTTTGAAATATTGAACTGCGGCCGGCCGTTGATATATTTTTTAAGGCATGTTTTGACGCATTTCATCTTTTCATCGTTAGTAAGTTCTCGTGTATGTATATCTATTTGGCCGTTAGAAACTTTTTTATAATCCTCTATCACACTCGTATTGGTAATACGGCTTCTTTTGTTGCCGGACTTGTCTCCTATATATACTATGTCGCTTATCTGCCCGGTATAACCTAAAGCATCAAGACATTTAATAAACTCAAGATATAATTCAGGAGTTAATTTATTAAAGAATATTTTATAATATATAGCAAATAATCTATCCTCAAAATCCTTTTGAGCGAAAGTAAATACTTCGCCCCCCAACCCAAAATCCATAAAACAGTATAATTTTGATTTCGGATTAAGATATACCTTATGCCCTAAGAGATGTATCCCATCATCATATTCAGGATAAGAACGGTTGATCTTTGCCTTGTCATATTGCACTAATAACTCCTGTGATATTTCTTGCTCTGTCATGGAAGCGGTCTTTTTGGCAAACCATGCCTCGTCATGCAGCGGGTTATCAGTCCATTCAAAACGCATCTTGGCAAAACCGGAATTAGGCATCTCTTTAATTTCCGCGAACTTATTATTAACACTCTCTGTTGGCGGAGTTGAATTAAGGCATATTGCGTTGGAGGCGTTTCTTAAACCCTTCCACATCTCATCAAGGCACTCGATATGCGCCGCTTCATCAACAAAGATAAATTTATACTGCGTATCTCTTCCGGCGTTAGGGTTTGCAGACTCTCCTTTAGTTACTGAATTCATTGAAGGCACCGCAAAAATAAGGAACGGATTGTGTATCCGCGGCTTCAAGAATGGTGGAAGCCTTGAATACATAAATAATATCCGGCCGTGCAAGGCATGGAAAGTATTTCCGGAATCTTGCACTTCCGACTCTTTTCTTGAAAGATTTAAAGCAGTAAAACCCTTTGTATATAAATTCTGATGCAATTCCCAGCCCATAACTGTCCAAGAAATGCCGAGATCTCTGGCCTTATCAATGAATAAATCTTGATATTTATCTAATTCTTTAACCAATTCTATCTGTTTAGGCCATAATACAAAAGGAATAATTGACGGAGTCCTACGCGTATCTATTGTCCAGACATAGTTATTGAACCAATAGATTTTATCCTCAACGCAGCGCCGGTATTCCTTAATCTGCCACTTCTTCGCGTCAACCGGGTCGCGGCTGTCTATTTCCTTCTGCCAGTCTATTCTTTCAAGAGTTTTCGTTATTGTCTCCACCAGCTATCTCCTCCGCGCTTAACATTTTTCTTTCTTTTTCTTTTTGCGTAACTCCGCCCAATAGAAATACCTCAAGGCGGATCAACCTATCCAAATCTCTTAAAGATGATTTATCCATCAATGAACCCATAATTTTTCCTTCGCCCTTACATACCGGACAGGCTATTTTTATCTCGTCTTTACCAGTCTGTATTCCTGTGCCTTCACAGAACTTACATTGTTTTTCTTTAATCTTCTCTTTTATGCTATTTATGCTTGTGCGAAGAATATCCACCATTTCTGCCCGGCGTTCAACCAAAAGGACATTATATTTTTCAGAAATCTTGTCTTGAAAGATAGTCAAACGCCATTGAAGCGGCTTAATTCCACGCTTCTCATCACCTCTTCTAAAATATTTTCTTGCTGTTTCAAAACACATTTTGGCTTTTTTAGCGGCCTGTTTCAAAGATATGCCTTCAGCCAGATATGTAAACAACTCATCAATTTTTTCCTGTGGCATGCAATACCGGTAGCCATATCCTTCTTTTTTTGGTTTAGGGCCTCTTAAATTTGCTAACGAACGTTCATTAACCATTAATGCGCCTCTTTCTTTTTGACCAAAAACTCAATCACTCCTGTCCTCTTATCCATGCCAGAATTAAATGTGGCATAAAAGAATAATGTAAATGTGCCTACAACTAAAGGCGTATATTTATAATATATCTGCGTAGTCGCTATAGTCGCGGCGGTTTCAGTCAATACCGCCGTAGTGGAACCTACTTTCCATATCTGCACTTTAGCAGATCCTGCGTCTGGCGTCTGTGCTACGCCGTCAATTTCAAATGAACCCCGAAAGGTTACATCGTCAGCAACGTAGTATTCATGTTTCACATTGGGCATCGTTGACCTCCTTAATGCTCTTTAAATTTATAATCATAAGTATCGTCTTTAAACTTATAATCATAAGTATCGTCTTTAAATTCAACTTTATGAGGTAATGATGAAGCTGAACTAGAACTACTTGAAGAGCTGGAAGAATTGGAACTGCTTGAGCTACTTGAACTACTTGAAGAGTTGGAAGAACTGGAACTACTTGAGCTGCTTGAAGAACTAGAACTACTTGAAGAACTTGATGAGCTAGAACTGCTTGAAGAACTAGAACTGCTTGAGCTGCTTGAGCTGCTTGAAGAACTAGAACTGCTTGAACTGCTTGAGCTGAATGAACTGCTTGATGAACTAGAAGAACTGGAACTGCTTGAACTAAATGAACTGCTTGAAGAACTGGAAGAGCTGGAACTGCTTGAACTGAATGAACTGCTTGATGAGCTGGAAGAGCTGGAACTGCTTGAACTGAATGAACTGCTTGAAGAGCTGGAAGAGCTGGAACTGCTTGAACTGAATGAACTGCTGGAAGAACTAGAAGAACTGGAACTGCTTGAACTGAATGAACTGCTGGAAGAACTAGAAGAACTAGAA